TGGCAATGTTTGTGCGGTATATGTTGTAGCAGTTGTATCTTTAGATGTTGATGTTACTGTTACAGTTGTATACTTGCCGTCACGCACAGTCCAAGTAACACCATCTGGTGAACTTACTGCGTCTGAACCATATGATGTTACATAGAAAACACCTTGTCCGTATTGAATTGACGACCATTCGTAGATATTTGGTAGTACACTTCTGGTCCATGCAATGCCGTTCAATGAATAAGCTGCTTGTGCTGCATTATCAGCAATTGCAACAAATCTGCCATTACCGTATGCAATGTCAACCCAGTTAGAGTTAGACGAATCATTGTTAGTTGGCAGTTGAACTACGGTCCATGCACCACCATTATTAATTGAATACGCAGAATTTCTGCTGCCGCCACCTTGCACTGTAACAAATTTTCCACCACCGTATGCAATCGCTGTTGATCCAGCTGCAAATGTACTTGCAGTCCAAGTCACTCCACCGTTTGTTGTTCTTGCATAAGTGGTTGATGAGACCGATGCTTGAGCAATGGCCACAAATGATCCATTACCGTAAGCAATGTCTGACCATGCTCCTGCACCAACAGATCCAGCGGACCAGGTAGTACCATTTGTAGAGTAGTAAGCATTTGTAGATCCTGAAGCAACTGCCACATAGTAACCTACTCCTGCCACAGTACCGTAATCTATCGCAGTCCAGTTAAGGGCCGCTGGCATTGTCATTGCAACCCAAGTTGTGCCGTTTATTGATGTTGCTGCTGCGGTTGTTCCGTAAGCAATAGCCACATAGTTTTGTGTTACTGCTGTACCACTACTTGTTATTGTAGCAACACCGTTACTACCCGAAGCTATGGTAGCAACAGTAATTGTAAGGTCATTAGCTGGTGTTGCACCACCTAAACTTGTACCTAGAATTGTTAATGTATTTCCAGCAACATATAGAACGCCTGGAACATTAACAGCAACAGTGTAGACTCCTTCTCTACGAGTAACATCAAATGTGGCCAATGTACCTGCGCCACCAGTTGCAGAAATACTGGTGTAAGAACCAGTACCGTCACCATAGGCAACGTCAGTCCAATTTTGAGAACTTGGCAATGTTGATGTTGATGTTGTAAATGGAGGTTCGGTAAATGTTAATCTTGGAGTAATTGTATAAGTTGTTGTTACAGAAAGAGCAGCTTCGATAGCTGTTCCTGGAACTACGTGATCCCATCCAGCCGTTCCTGTAGATTCTTTAGAAACCAAAGCTACTTTACTTGCTGCATTGTAAGCTGTGATATAACCAAACTGGCCAGCGCCTACACCTGCTGTCAAGTAGATAAACATGCCAACATATGCCGCACTTGCTTGATTATCAGCAGCCGCTAGTGTAATTTGTGTTGTCGTTCCGCCTTGAGCAGTGTTAGAAGATGTTAGATAATTGTATCCACCACCACCTGTTGAATCGCCTGGATCAACCAAACGAACTTGGAATACACTGCCATCACGGAATTCGTCGCCAACTGCGGCTACACTAATTCCTGAGCCAGAAAATGTGTAAGCCGCAGAGCTGTATTCAGATCCTGCATTATTATACTCTAAAGCATATACAACATCGCCGCTGGTCATTACGTTGGCAACTCCTGCTTCAGCAAGTCTATTGGTAACATTACCAGTAACTTCTTGTTCGCTAATATCGATGTATTCTGCAACAGCACCAAACGTACCGTAGGAGTTGTTTCCGTTTGTAGCACGAATCTTACCACCGTTCTCAGCTAGGTAACCAATGTAGTTATAGTATGAGAATACAGAAACAAGTTCAGCACGGCCTAAGTTAGTAACCCATGCACCAATACCATCTGATAGTACTTGTGTAAAGTCGTTTGATACAATAGAATCGTTACCACCTGCGTGTAATGATCCGTCAATTTTTTGTCCTACGCAACCAATACCAAATGTTGTTACGTTTTGTACATAAGTCGATTTGTTTGTGACCCATACTCTGCTATCGCTTGGACCCCATCCTGGGTCAAGAGAAACGTAAGCGCCTGCATTTGGACGTTTAGTTCCGTATTCATTTGGCTCCGCAGTTAATGGAGACTGATAAGCAGTAGTATTACCATCAGAACTACCATCTAATCCTAGCAATGTTTGATTGCGGATGCCAGCGCCATTACGTACATAGTACATATCTTCAAGTTTAGAACCTGTTAATGCGCTTCTGTAATAACGTGCGGCCATTACAGAATTGTAGTTACCTGTGTTTACTAGATCATCTGCTATGGCATTTACATAGTTAATGACATCATTTTGACATCTTGCTTGATTAAAGTAATAAGTTACAGTCATTGAACCAGATGCTGTAGACAGATCTTTTACTGCTCCGCCTAAAGTATCGCTGATTTTAAATGTTGTGCCACCGCCAATGTTAACAACATAATAAGTTGTATTGAGAGCAACACCTCCAAACACTGTACCTGTAAATCTAACGGTATCGCCCACTACCATCCAAGTAGTGTCGCCAGTTAGCGTATCAGTAGTTGAACCAGTTGTGGCTGTAACTGTTGATTTGTTTGTATTAACAATGTATGCTGTTGCTTCTGCTGCTAAAAATGCTGCGTTTAATCTTAAATTTTCAGCACCATTGAGCATTGATAACTCAATTGTTGGTTTTACAGAGCCGGTTACTATTGGGCGTGTGCCAGTGTTGACATAACCAATAATGTCTGTCCATAAGTTATCTGCAAGAACTACTGCGCCCGATGCAGCAAATAGCGATGCTTTCTTAGAAACAAAATTAATAATTGCATTGGTTGCAGCTAGTTGATTAGCAATTACTACCTGTGCGCTAGCTGTACCTCTGTAATATGATAGACCAGATTGAATTGACAAGAAGTTTGATCCAAACATTAGATCATACATTAATGCATCAACCATATAACCGACATCTCGAGCACATGTAGCTTTAGTATATTTTAATGTTGGATAGTTTACATCAACATAGTCAGTTGCATGCGTTTGAATATCTGCTTTAGCAGTAGCTAATGCTGCGCCAGCAGTTACCAATGCACTTGATACCCATGCTGTACTTGGAGCGATAGTGGTTGGTGTTGTGCCAGTGTTGATAGTGTCGTATACTTCCTGAATACGTGCTTGGGCAAATGTTGCTGCTGGAGCAGAACCAGGTGTTCCTGATACATCTTGACTTAATGCTGTTGTTTTTGTCCAACCTGCTGTGTTGCCTGTGGCAATATTATCAATGATGTCTTTGATACGATTTTGCACAGCCAATGCCGGTGCTTTTTCTACAGTTGGCTCAACAAATACACCATATGAATAATATGAACGAGCCACAATTTGTGTGGCCAAATTACAACCGCTTGTTTCGCCGTAGGTTAAATCATACACTAAGGCATCAACAATATAGCCAACGTCGCGTTCGCATTTAGTTCTGCGTGTGCCTGTATAGGTAAATCCTACAAACGGGCTAACGCTTCCTGCAATTTGTGCAAGAATCCAAGTGCTAACTTCGTCAACTAAAAATGCTTTGTTAGCAAGAATTAATCTGCGAGCATTACTATACCCACTGCCATACCCTGATGGGTCTGGGTAAACATATGAGTTCGCGGCCCCAATACCATTAGTTAAAATGTCTCTAATTTCAGTAGTATTATTCTGTACCGACGTTACTGCTGTTGAGCTTCCCACGCTACCTGCAATCTGTGCTGTGGTAACTTGAGTTGCTGTATTTCCTGTTGTAGGAGTAATTGTTGTGTTGACAATAATTTCATCAGTGATTGCTTGTAATCTTTGAAGAGCCGATACTGACTTGACTTTATCATTAGTTGCAATAATTTTTCCTGCTGGACTAATTCTTGAAGAGCGAAGTTCGTCACCAACAATGGCGGTATTTGCTGGCACACGCATTGGTAATACTTCATAGAATTGTCCAGTTTTTACAAATACTGTATATCCTGGAATATCTGCTACTGGTAAACTGTTGGTGTTGCCGGCAGTTAACGCATCAGTTACTACTGCTGTTAATGCTGTTGCTAGAGTGGTGGTTCCACTTTCAGCAGTATAGCTAGTATTGATATACTGTTTAATTCTGTCGCCAGAGCCGATACCATTTAATGTTTGATAATTGCTTGCAGGAGTAGTGTTTGCTAGTATATTACCCATCAATGTAAGACCGTAATTGATAGCGGCAACTGTTTGTGCAACTTGTGTGCCAAACGGTGTTGTAATATAACCAGTGCCTAGTGTATTATAATAGGTTCTAGCAGCTTCAATAACTTTGACATTTCCGCTGTGAGTTAGATCATGAATAATTGCGTCAACTAAAAGTCCCATATCACGTTGGCATGTGGCTTTAATGTAGCTTAGTCCAACAAACGGGCTTACTGCATTGGCAATTTGATAGTCAATGTATTCAACAATTTCTTTCTGAATAAACTGTCTATTATTTTTTAATAGGAATCCTGCATTAGCATTTTGATAACCATTTTCAATTTGTTCAAGTGCGTATCTTAAACTTGCAAAAGGCTGATCGATAGTTAACCCGTAAGTTGGTGCTGGACTGTTAACGCCGTTAGGTCCAACATAAAATACTTTTGCTACACGACCAAAATAGGTCCATGCAGGTAATCCGTTTTCAACTGCAAGCACTTGACCTGCATCACCAACTGGCAAACGTGTAGCGCCTGCGCCACCATAGTATACTAAATCTCCAGTGGTAGTTAGAACGCTTTCTTCGTTACCGCCAGTTAATAAATTCCAATATGTTCCAGCAATGTCAGTTGTTGGCTTGTTTGGTGTTCCAGCAGTATGTGTAAGGATGCAAATATAACTGTTTGTGCTGTCTTTGATTGCATCGCCTAATTCGTATGCTGTTCCAGTTAACCAAGCACCGCGCCATTTGATACCTTCGTTTAATTTTGACCAGTATGTGGCATTTGGTGGTTTTTGTGATTGGTTATCAAGTAATGCAACATATGTATACCCACCGTTGCGAACAATTTCGCCAATACGATAAGCAGTACCGTTACTCCAATCGCCTACAAGACTAAATCCTGTAGCAAATAATGACCAGTCTGTTGTGTTTGTTGATGGTGGGCTTCCGGCCGAACCAATGTGCGCTGTTTTAGAAATATAATTATTTCCGCCATACTTTACAATGTCACCTGGTTGATATGAATTAACTGATGACCAGTTTGTGCGATACTGTACACCTTCAACAAATTTATTCCAATTGGCTTGATCAGTTACAAAACTTGCTGTGCTTGTATGACTGGTTACACAAATCCATGTGCCGCCGCCATTTTTAACAACGTCATTAACTTTATAACGAACTGTCGACCCGCTCCAATCACCTTTATATTCAATGCCTTGATTAAAATAATCCCATTTGCTTTGATCTACTTCTAGTCCACTGGCAGCAGAAGCATTAGATGTGTGATATGTGTTGCACACATAAGTTGTGGCACCATATTTTATTACGTCGCCAAGTTTGTAACGTGTGCTAGTAGCCCAATTGCCTTTCCATTCTATACCGCGTGAATAGGTATCCCAGCTGCTGGAGTTGGCTTCAAGTCCTGCTGTAGTATTTGCTGCAGATGTGTGAGCAGTATTACAAAGATATACAGATCCGCCGTATTTAACAACGTCATTGACCTTGTAAGTTATGTTGATAGCCCAATTGCCCTTCCAGTCAAGTGACTCGGCAAATAGATCCCATTTACTTTGATCAAGTTCGAGCGTAGATTGACTTGCGTGACCATCTATACAAATATAAACTAGGCCGCCATATTTTACAATATCGCCAATTTTATATAATGTACTAGATGCAGTCCAGTTTCCTTTCCATACTTGACCGTCTGAAAATTGATTCCATTTTGTTGGAACGTTATCTAAGTTGGTATAAAAATCCGCAGCAGCAGTATGTCCTACTACGCAAAGGAATGTTTTACCGCCATAATTAACGACGTCGTCTTTGTAGTATGTTGTTCCAGTTGTCCACTGATCTTTCCATACAAATCTAATTCTACCTAATTTAAATTCAGCCATTTAAAGCTCCGTTTATGCTCTTATATGATATTTATCAAACTTTTGTAAGTGTTATACTTACGCCCCACTAGATGTAAAATATGCTAAAACTAACATATCGCCATCTATACCGCCTGTCAAGTTGACCTTATTTCTAAAAATTAAAGCCGATCCGTCTGTTGTTGTAAGTCTATCTGGTGATCCTACCTGAACTACTCCAGCAGTTAATCCTCCAGTAATTGCATCTGCACCACCGCCCGATACCCTACGTTGAATGTAGGCTTTGATTGCTTTTTGTGTCGGTACAACATTGTTCGAATCAGATGTAAATGTTACATCTGTTGAAAACTCACGAACAACAACACCCGTTCCGCCTACAACAATTCCGCCTAATCGCAATTCTTCTAAACCTTGCAGTTCAAAGAATTGAGCATTTAATGTAACAATACCAGTTGACTGCTCAACAGCAAATAATTCACCCACTCTAAAGTTACCGTCTTGATCAGTGGTTGTGTAGAATACACGACCACCGTTGGCTTCTTGAACTTCGTTTTCAGGAGAAACCACAGTTCCGTTTGGAAATAGTGTGTTAGGATAATTTGTTTGGATAAAGTTACCTAGCCCAACATCTAAGAAATCGTGTCCTGTTAATCGACATTGACTGTAAAATTGCCTAATCGACACTGGAATTCCATGTTCTGGGGATTCTTCAATGTTTAAATCTTTACCAATATTCAATCTTGCTGTGTAGTTGCCTAGTGACCCACCTAAAATTAAACAATTTAATAATTTGTAAGTGTAATCATTAATGCCGCCAATCGAAACGTTATCTCCAGGTCCTGGAATACGAGTCAATCCGCTAACAACTAAAAATGATCCAATTTGATACTGATCTTTATAACCATTACCTGTAATAGTAATTGTTGTACTAGTCTGTGCATATCCGGTCCCGCCATTTTCAATAGTAGGCACACCTAGAACTCCGTTTCCTCTTCTAACTTCTAGTGAAACATCGTTAACATTGTTTGGATCTGTAAGTGTAATTGCTGGAGTGCTAGTGTATCCACTACCTGTATCCCACAACCTAACTTGAGATATTTTATTACCTACAACATAGACACGAGCCTGTGCAGTTACTCCAGTTGTTATCAATATAGTAGCTGTGCTGTTTCCAGTGCCGCCAGCCACGATAAGAAATTTACCTGGCTTGTTAATATTTGCAAAAGTCACTGCCGACCAAGTACCTGAACTTGGTATAGATTGTGTGGTCCATGAAATACCATCTTGTGACGTAATAACAGTATTAGTACCGGTAGCAACAGCCATAAACAATCCTTGACCATAAGTGAGGTCTTGCCAGTTTGCTGTTGGAATTATTACCGCACTGCTCCACGTTACTCCGTCAACACTGGTGTAGGAAGTGTTAGCCCCAATGTATCCACCGGAAATGGCAACAAATCTGTTGTTCCCGTATGCTAGTGCTATGATTCCACTTGGAACCGAACCGATAGTCCAAGATCCAGATAGTCCTGTAGTGCTGTACAATAAGTTTGTTATAGTTGAATCACTTTGTGCAGCAACTACAAATTTACCTTTACCGTACTCTATAGAATTCCATTCTGCGCCCTCGGGGAGTGTTTGTGCTGTCCAAGTAATTCCGTCTGTTGAGGTTGCTGCTGAGGTGCCGCCGTTGGCAATAGCAACATATTTGCCATTTCCATAGGTAACATCGCGCCAGTCTACCTTGGTGCTTGGCATTGTTATTGCTGACCATGATAATCCGTTCACAGATCTAGCTGCTTTTCCTAATTCAGCAAATGCAATAAATTGTCCATTGACATATCTAACTCTAGACCATAATCCAGTATAAGGCAAACTAGCAGTTAACCATGTTTGCGCATCTGTTGAGTACGCAGCGGTATTTAATGCCAACCCTACTGCTACATAAACACTATCGCTTGATGCAACACTTAACCACTGGCTTTCGGTCGGTAGTACACCACCGGTAGCCGCTGAAAATCCAGGGCTGCTAAAAGTTACTCTTGGTTCAATGCTGTAATTAGAACTTTTATCTAGCACTGATAAAATAGTAGTTCCTGGAACAATATGTTCCCATCCAACAAAGTGCAAAGTCATTGTTCCTGTTCCTAACGAACTACTATAAGTAGCGCCGCCTGAGCTAAGACTCAATGTAATTCTCTTTGTACCTGTGTCAATGGTCTTGATGTAATAGGTAGTGAAATCTTGTATGTTACCAAATTTGGTCCCAGTAAAAATCACTCTGTCGTTAATTGCTAATCCACTAACTGATGTAAGTGTGTACAAACTACCAGCCAGACCAGTAGTACTTGATACTACAGTCAACGAAGCTTTTGATTCTTTTCCGATATAAGCAACTTTGCCCACATCGTCGTATTCAGCAATATAACCATATTGTCCTGTGCCTGTTCCGCTGGTAATTAATAATCGTAATGTGCGATATTCTGCAGCAGTATTATCATTTGATCCGGCCAGCGTGATTGAAATAGTATCGCCGCCTTGTGAAGTATTTGTATTGAACATATAGCTTGAACCACCAGCTATTGTTGAATCCATTGCTGTTACAATTCTAACTTCATATACAGCGCCGTCACGGAAATCATCACCAATGATAACAGCATCGTTGCCGGCGCCTACCAAATTGTAAGTAGCGTTGGTGTAATTTACACCAGCATCACTATAAAATACTTTTAAAATGTCTCCGTTGGCGCCAATTAATGTTTGTGCAACATCTGCTTGATAATAACGATTATTAACAGTTGCAGTAATTGGATTTTCTGTTGTGCTGAATCCTTCAGAAACAGCGCCAAATGTTCCATATGAACTATTCCCGTTTGTTCCACGAATCTTTCCGCCAGCAGTGCATAGATAGCTGATGTAGTTGTAATAAGTGAAAACTGACACAGCTTCAGTTCGTCCAGCGCCATTACACCACACACCAATTCCGTCTGATAACACCTGCGTAAAGTCGTTAGAAACAATAGTTTGATTGCCACCGCCATGTATGTCGCCATCGACTTTAAGGCCAATACACCCTGTACCGAATGTGGTAACGTTTTGAATATACGGTGATTTAGATCCTACCCATACTGTTGAGTCACTTGGACCCCAACCTGGATCTAAACTGGCATATGCACCTGCAGAAGGGCGACGTGTTAGATAGATACTTAGCTCTCCCAGTGTTCCTTCTAACCCAACCAATGTCATGTTACGTAATCCTGTACCATCACGTAACAAAAACATATTTTCAGTTTTATTATTACCGTAGTCGAACGCATTAACAAAGAAGGTCGATGCCTCAGCAGTTTTGTAATTGCCAACATATCCAATGTCATAGGTAATGCCATTAATAATTCGATCTAGGTCATCACTCCATCTTTCGGGAAGCGACACTGCGGTGGAATCAATAAACACACTTTCAATATACAAAGTAACTTCGTTCTTGATAAAGGCTTTGTTGTTTATCATCGTGTTGTATGCTTTCACACGATTAGCGGTTGCTGTTAGTGAGTTTGATCCGGAAATGGATATCGATGAAAAAGTTTCTAGTCTATTAACTATTTGTGAAATTAAACTAGTAATGATTAATGATTCATCTGTTGTTGCAGCTCCCGCTGAAAAGTCTTGAGGAATTTCTCCGTACAACAATGTTGTTGGAGCGACTGGATCATCTGCTCCGATTGGTATATTTCTTACAACAAATTCTGATATATTACCAATATATTCTATAGCAGCAATAATTTGATCATAATAAGTTTGATCAATTATTCCATTTGCTGGCTTTATCACTGTTGATCGTAGTTCGTCGCCTTGAACAGCAACAAATGCTGGAACACGCAATGGCAACACTTCTTCAAATACTCCGGTTCTAACATTGACAGTTGCATATCCGGTAACATTTTCTAAAGCGTATCGTAAAGTGCGCCATGGAGCATTTGGAGATGTTCCAGCCAATGGATCATCTTTTCCTGTCATTGCAACATAGTACACTTTTGGGGTTTCGAACATCGGACGCCAAGTAACTAATCCGTTAGTCGCTTGTGCAACGTGTCCCGGTGTGCCAATTTCTATAGTTGTATATCCTACAGTACTACCATCTTGTGTTGGACCAAATGTACGCAAGTCTCCGCGTTTCTTTAATCGATTTATTTTGTTACCATTGGTAACTTTTAACCAATATCTTCCTACAATAGTACTACCGTCTTCGTAGTAATCGTCATCAGGTCTGTTACCTTGATCAGATAAATGCTTGTCTTGACAAATGTATGAACTTGATACCCAGACAACAGTTTCGCCTGATACATATGTACGTCCTGGGATCCATATGCCTGCCCACTTACTACCAGTAATGATCAAATCCCAATAAACTGAGTTTGTTGTTGTGTCGTCGTTAAAAAAATCTGGATCTTGATTTAAGTTGTCTAATATTGCTGTATATACATTACCCCCACGACGAACAACATCGCCTGGAAAATAAGGGTGATATTGATCCCACTCGCCTGTTACTCGAACAGCGTCAAATAATTTTGCCCATGCTGTGGTAACTGCAGGATTTTGATTTATATTTGTAAGCAACGACACATATAAATTTCCACCATATTTTACAATATCGCCTGTCTGATAAACAGTTGGTGGTATAATTACTGTAGTTCCATCTAATACCGCACCTTGCCATACTTGATCAAATTGTACACCTGGACAATATATTTCCCAGTATGACAAATCAAAAGTTGTACCGGCTGTGTGAAATTGTCTACACTGATACAAGTATGAACCGTACTTAACAACATCGTTAATTTTGTATGTTGCAATTCCGCCAGACCATACTCCAACATATTGAACACCGTTGTGCAACAATGCCCATTTAGAGGCATCGCCTTCACGCCCTATGGCAACATCAACTGCAGAAACGTGTGGTGTAACACACTGATATACATTGCCGCCATCTTTAACAAGATCGTTTAATCGATACTTGGTGTCTAACGCCCAGCTCCCTCTCCATGCATCAACAATTGATATTGTAACCCAATCAGATAAACTGGCTTCTAGTCCGTCTTTAGGATCTCCAGCTGACGTGTGCGCTGAAATACATTTAAATATTCTACCACCGTAACGAACAACGTCATTGATTTTGTAGTAGGTAGTAACTGTCCAATCTTTCATCCATGATTGGCTGGAAAAATATTGAGCCCATAATTGTACTGGGTCATTGCTTGCATCTACACCAGTTACCGAAAATGCCTGCTCGCCTGAAGAGTTACCAGTAGTTGCTGCTGGAGATGTATGTGCAAAAGTACAGATGTAAAGGGCGCCGCCTCTCTTGATTATATCGCCAACGCGATAATATGTACTTGCAATCCAATCACCTAGCCACGAATTACCGCTGGCAATTAGTTCCCATTTAGGAACCAATAACGGTGGTACGTCATTGTTGTAATAATTTAAGTCGCCATAAAAGTCGTTTGACGCAGCATGACTTTCTAAACAAACGTATGATTGTCCGCCGAAGCTAACAATATCATCTGGATTATATCTGGCGTAAGAGCTCCATGCTCCTAGCCATGTAAATTTTAATCTACTTAATTTAAATTCTGCCATTTTTAATCTTAATCCTCTGACATGCCGGTTGGATAAGCATAGCCGTTATTTACTCGGGCAACAAGTTCGCCATCGTCGTTAACATAATAAAAAATAGATCTATCGTCCCAACGATATTGCGGGTATCTCAAGTTTGGATAGACTGGATTGTGATTTACGTCAACACCTTCAGTAAAGTCTACTGCAACTTCAAAATCATTAAAGTTGTCGTCCTCTAATCCTAAGTTATTGATTTGAACTGTTTCTTTATCTTTTGACTGATCACTACGAATCATAAAAAGACTACCGTTTTCATTTTTTCTAAGACCGTAGAAATACCTAGGACTATCGCCTAATCGCTTATCCGGATCTTCACCAAAGTAATAGCTGCCTGCTGCCATGATTTACTCCTTATGATATTTCAACGTAACTTAATACTACATCTAAACTGTCTGCTGTATTGCTGACAATTTTGATGCCTGTGTTCTGTGTTAGAATTAATTTTTCACCGTTGGTAATTAACTTTACTGCTGTACTAGGCGGAATAACTAATCCTTTAATATATGATGCTGCTGTACTGGTTTCTGCTTCTGTAATATACACATCAATAACGATAGTGTCATATTCTGTGACATTAGCTAAATTGCAACCAATAACTGTTGCTCTAAATCCAATAGGCACTGTATATACTTCTGTAGGAACTGTTCCTATTTGTGTTTCAAGTGCGTGTTTAAATACGGTTGGCATAATCTTATCCTAACATTAATGCGAATGCTACTGAAATATCGTTAGCGGAACCTTCTGATACCGCTCCTGATGTACCTGACGGACTAGCCCATGTTGTGCCGTCCCAAATTTCAATGGCTTTTGAATCTGTATTGTATCTTGTCATTCCCTCAACAGCATATAGTGTTGGTCTGTCACCTGATCCGCCACGTGGCAATACAAAACCATTTGTGCCATTAATTTTAAGATATCCGTTGCCTGTATGAGTAATTACAGAAACTGCGTTATTTGCAGTATTTGTAATAGTGTTTCCTCTAATAGCAAAATTTCCAATAGAAATTCTACCTGTGCCGCTGGCGCTAAGAATTAAATCTTGATTAGTTACAGTACTAATTCTATTACCGGTAATAGAAATATCACCAATTTGAAAAGAATTTAAAGTTAAACTGTCAGTGGTTAAATTATTAGCATAGACACTACGCCATTTGAAAGTTGTAGAACCGAGGTCGTACAAATTAGACGCTTCGGGAATTAAACTGCTGTTGAGGCTAGCATTGATTGTTATAGTATCAGTAAGTGCGTCACCGATAATAAGATTTCCGCCAATTGTAATGTTGCCGCCTGCATTGATATTTCCAGTAACTGTGAGATTGCCGGTAATTCTAGAACTGCTTTGAATATCAATGATTCCAGTACCGTTTGCTTTAAGTTCTAAATTAGCGTTCGATACTGTGGTAGAAATTGTGTTGGCTCTGATGTCGATGTCGTCGACTGTTAATCGAGAATGATATGCTGTTGTTTCACCGCCTGATGCAACAAAACTGATTGTAGGCAATGTGCTAGAAATGGTGTTGCCGGTAACTGTAAAGTTGCCAACATTTAATTGATTTGTAACTTGTAAATTTGTAGTACGTGCAGTACCAACTATGTCTAAGGCGTGTTGCGGCGAAGTGGTATTAACACCAACTCGGCTGTTTACAACATCAAGATATAAAAGGTCGGTCTCAAAGGCTAGATTCACACCGTCTCGGATGAGATTCTGCTTTAAGAGCGGACCGCTAATACGACCAATAGCCATGTGCTCTCCTTAGACACCGTGTTACACGGATAACCACCTTACATAGCGGGTTTACCACTGTTGAATATCGTAAAAACTTGGTCAGTCTTTACAGTAATAGTATTTATGTCTAATGGAAATTTAGCCTAGTACGAGGGCATATAAATTACCAAACTCTTCCATGAGTCTTGGTGTTACAACAGCTCCGCCTCCTGATGCTACTTGATAAACATTACCATCAAAACACTCTAGGTAGCCTCGATCTGTGTTCCAACGGGTTTCACCTACTTCAGTAAATGATCGTTGTCTATCCGAACCCACAGGAATAACTATAGCATTGGTATCATCAATTTCAAAATAACCAATACCCGTAGATTCTAAAATTGTAGGTGTTCCTGCTATATTAATAATTTCTGAATCTATAATATCAAAATCTTCTAATGACAATTTACCTACACCGCCAGCATCAAAAATTATGTCAGTATTGTTAACTGAATTTGATATTCCGTTTCCAGAAATTAACACCTGGCCAATATACGCATTGTTAACATTGATATTTGAAACACCTTGTAGTGATAAAAAATGTATGTCGCGCCAACGTTTATTCAATGCTCCTAGATCGTATGTTAAAGTAGCACCTGGAATTATCGACTGCGTAAAATCAGTTTGTACTGCGACTGTATCTAGTGGGCTGTCACCTATTACAAATTGTCCGTTGAATTGCACGTTACCGTTTGCTGTAATATTTCCACTAAGTTCGGGCTCTGTTTCGCTAATTCTTACAATTTGTAAATTTCCAGTAACTGTTGTTGACGACCCGATGTCTACTATTCCAGTTCCGTGGGCAAACATTTCAACAGGTTGATTGGTTATATTTGCTCTAATATAGTTGTCATTAATTTCTAAATCGTCTGTTAAGACTTTTCCGTATTGTATATACGGGTCCAATCCTGCTGGGATAATGTTGATTGGGCCCACTTGGGTTGACACCGTGCCGTTGGTTCCAAATATAATATTAGAAATTTTAGCTGATGTTCCATTAACATTCACACTGTCAGTGACTTTAGATGTACCTACGATTTCTAAAGAAAATGTCGGACTTTCTCTATTAATACCTAACCGCTTGTTGGTAACATCAAGATACAATAAATCAGGATCGTTACCACCATTCCTAAATGTTAGGTCAATACCATTGCGTTCTAGATTGTCAGCTAGAGCTTTACCGCTGATGCGTCCTAATGCTGCAAGATAATTTGGTTCTGTTCCTTGACTCGAACCGCCAAACCCAAAGTCATCATCTGATATAGTTCCTGACATTTTTTATTATCCTAGTTGTACAAATTGTATTTTAGTGGCAGTCGAAGCAGGGCTTCCGTAGACTATTACTAGATTGTTGGTTTTCCATTCGTAAGTATCATTAGCACTAACTGTGATAATATCACTGACACTGCCAATTGCTGCGCCGGTGGAATTTTTCTTAAACTGATTGTATCTATTGCCAGTTGTCCCGTTAATACCGCCCCAAGCATCGGGATCTGCACTAACATTATAGTTTACATTAACTTGGTATGTACCAGCTCGAGAAAATGTAAAAATTCCAGTATTTGCCATAGTACCAAAAGCTGCTCCTATTGATATTGTGGCAGTTGATGCAAATGCCACGGTGCCGGATCCGGTTATGTCTGCTGTTTTTTGGTATGCTCTAACCGGCATTCCGATTGTGATATCTGTAGATCCATTGAAACTAACACCATTAATATTTCTACCGGTTTGTAATGTTGTTGCAGTATCAGCATTTCCTGTAAACACACCTGCAAATGATGTTGCTGACAATACTCCGGTTGACGGATTGAATCGTAACGTAGAGGTTGTGTTAGGTTCCTGATTACCGCTAACTGCCGATGCAATTAACAAATAATAAGAAACATTATTGATAGTAGAACTGGTTGATACAGCATCTGCAGCAAGACTAGATTGTGCTTTGCCAACAATTGTATTGGTGACTGTCAAATTAGTTAATGTACCAACACTTGTAAGACTGCTGGTAACTACAGTTGATTTTAATTCTGTGCCAGTTAGTGTTCCTGCTGCGGCTGTTATTGTAATATCGGCACTGCCATCAAACGCCACAGCGTTAATATTTCTAGCTGTAGATAGTCTAGATGATGTGCCGCCAGCATTGCCTGTTACGTTGCCGGTCACATTGCCGGTCACATTGCCGGTCACATTGCCTAAAAAAGTACCAGCAGTTAATGTATTAGTTGAGGGATTAAATGTGAATCCTGTAGATACTCTTGTAGCTAAGTTTCCTGTTGTGTTGTTTACAAACAAGGGATAGTTAGTTGCATTGGCTGTGTCTGCTAGTACTGAGATAGTGTTTGCATATACTGCCGACGGAGCACTGCCTGGCCCGCCAAACAATGTAGTTGCGGCAGCTGCCGGGTATGTAGAAAATACATTTTTTGCTCCGGCTGGAAAATTAATTTTGGCTCCGCCATTAGATGAACTGTAAACGGTAGTGCGGGCCAAAGAATGTACAGAACTTGATAATGTATATGTACCTAGTCCGGTTTCCCAATTGCCTCGATTGTCAACAATAGCGTAATAGGTAGTATTACCGGTACCTACAGATGCAAATGTTTGGAATCCTTCGACCGCAGGTCCCAAGGTTAATGTGCCAGTTCCGGCAGTTTGTGTTCTTACTTTGACTCTATCTACTAATACCAGGGCCATCACGTATCTCCAATTCTTTGATACGTATATTTACCTGTTTTGGCTGTTAGTTAGTTATGCCGTAATAGATCCAAATAGGTTTGCCCATTGGCACAGGGCTGGCAAATTGAATCCACGCCTGTCCTGGGTATGTGCTGGTATCAATATTATAGTTTTCGCCACCATGTTGAAATACGTTTTCTACGTAGACTATGATGTTTTTGGCATCTGCAGGAATTGAATCGAGCGGTCCAAACGATGATACTAACCCGTCTGCTGTTTCAATTTTTTGTCTAGTAACTGTTTCAGTTGCTGCTTCTCTAACAATTTCCCAAGAACTATAAACACCGTCTCCCACGTAGGCTTCAATGGCATTTAAATCTGTGTTATAACGAATATAACCGTATGCTCCACCAAGAACCCTTACGCCTGTAAGGTCCGGACGTTGGGCTGTTGTTCCTTTCGGTAGTCGCAGCGCACCTTTGCCACTCATTACTGCACGACCTGCAGAATTACTAAACAGAGTTTGATCTGTTGGACTATATTTAGAAAGAGCTTTTGATTTAAGGAACCTCATACAATTAATGCACTCACCGTTACAGTAATTAAATTAGCAGCACTAGCTCTTACAACAACTTTGTCGCTGCCTCTTGCATTTACCGAAGTACCTCGTAATACAATTCGTTCGTCGCTAAAAAATATTGTTTCGCCAGCAGGAACAATCAAATTGCTGACAATTGTGTTAGACACCGACGGAGTAAGACTGACATCGGCATTTAGCAAATATATAGTAACAGAAACTGTATTTACATTTTCGTCTGTAGAATCCGGAGTTCCTGTGTTACAAAGTATAATATTAGTAATCGCAGTGTCTGCTGATTCTATAAGACCACCAACAGCAGCACCAGTAGTAGAACTAGTATACACTATTGTATCAGTTGTTGCGTTTGTTATTCGTGTGCTATATATCATAGTTGTCTCTTAAAATAACATACTAAAAAGTAAAGCTTTCTTTTTGCTGATCAATTCACTTCTTTGTATGTTTGTACTATTAAAATTCTGTGCCGAAACATATATTCCGGTATTTCCAGCTCCAATTTTTCCGCCGTATATTACACTTTGTAATGGAAATGCTGTTGGGCCACCATCTTCATTATATCCTTGGTTATCATTAAACTGTATAGCATTAGTTATCTCAACTTTTCCCGGACCGTTGGTTTCTAATTTTAAATTTCCGTCAGTTCCGGTTGTTTGAATTATAGAAGCAGGTGCTTGGCCTGGATAGCTTGGATCCTCTTGCCAAAATGTTAGACCGGCAACGTTAAATCTGTTAACAAACACCGATCCAACCAATTGATTATCAACTAGTAGTGCAACAAAACTTTCACTTGGTAAGTCGCCAGAATCAGTAAACGGCCCGATTGGGAATAATGCCTCGTCATATGTTGCACTGAAGTCAAATGCTACAACACGAGTATCTCCTTTTACTTGGCTTTCTGGTACTCCAACTAGCGCACCAGGTGAACGAATTTGAAATGTTGGATTAGTTTGAATAGCAAGGTCAACATATCTCTTATTTGGAATATCGTTATCATTGGTAACTCGCTCGTTATATAACGCTGCGCCGCCAACTTTTAAAACTCCAGTATTACCTGCCTCGGCAAATAAAGTTAAATCGCCTTCGTCTTCGTCCATAGAGGTTAACAATGTTTTTAATCGTAATGAACTATTAGAAAAATTATTAAAACCTAGTTCGGTTGAGCCTTCAGCAATTTGCCAACTTTGTGTGGATTCATCGTATATAAAAGAAGTGTTGGCTAATAGTCCTCGATCAATTTCAATACCTGAAAGTATTTTAGTAACTCCGGATCCTGCTTCACCTCTGTTAAGAGTAATGATGTTATCTTCTACAGCTAAATCTGTTGTTTGAACAATTAATGTTTCGCCAACAACGGTCAGGTTGCCAGTTATCTTAACGTTACCGGCTTCAGGCCCAGTTCCAACATCAAAAATAATGTTAGACCCTTGCTTGGCCTTAATCGTATAATCGCCGTTAACTTGTACAACCTGTCCCATACTAGTTCCTTAAATTAAATTGCTGTTAGAACAATATAATCAGCTGACGAATCGCTTTCTAAATACCAAGTGTAACGAGTAGCATCATGATTTGTAGAAGCATTTGAGTCTTCGCCGCGGTTAAATCCGCCACTTAGTACTGGGCTTGACGGAAAACCGTAAGCTAGTCTACGTGAAAGTTTTGCAATAGGAACTAACGCTGCGTCTAATTGGCCAGTAGTCGAACCTCGCATTAGCATTTCGCCTGCTGCGTTTGGTGTTGTATCTACCAACTTACAAACAAAAGTAGTACCTGGTGTACCAATACGAGCAACTACAAATGAATTTGCACCGCGTTGTTTAATAATAATGCCGTCGGTTTGATTTGTTGAACCGTCGTAAAATGATACTGTAATGCCAGTTGCTGTAGATGCTGGCGTGTTAATTACATCAGTACCTCTTACATCTTTTCTTAATGGACGTCCCATTTTGTTTCTCCTTAATATGACGTTTTAGGTCTACGAGGATGGTTACCCCATAAGTCTTGCCCTATGCAAGTTCTTTAATAGACATTGTATTTATCAACGTGCTATCATTGCCATCAACTCAATTTTTTCAACTGTGTTTAATATTTGGTTAATAGCATCTATTTCTAATTGTGCTTTTTCTAAATGACTTTTACTGTGGGTTTGTCTGTAGTTTACAAGATGTTTGCTGTGTGCCTGTATACGATCGTTTACCATGTGTTCTATTTGCTTTACATCATGTGTAAACATAGGAAAACGTTTACGCCAGTCTGCAAATTGCGTTTGTAGATTACTAAAGTCTTTGTCTGATTCTATCTTCACTTGGTATTTAAGTCAAACAAAAAGGCTCCGAAGAGCCTTTTTGAATTAGTTACTATGAACTCTACTGATTAAGCAAACTTCAAGTTGGCTGTTGTTACAGCAACTTTAGCTAGATAGTCAGCAGCGTTACCTAGAGACGACGCTGTATTTGTCAACTCAACATAACCATAACGTGTCATGAATGATACGACTGGTTCGAAAGTTGATGGATCTAATACAACACCACTTGACATCAATGGGATGTATGGGCAGTAGAATGCAGGAGCATCAGATTCTGAAGCACCTTTGTATCCGATCAATACGTCATCGCTAGATGCGTAGCTGTTTACATACACCTTCATAGCACCGTTCAATGTACCAACAAACTTGGTGTTTGTAGGTGCTTCGAATGTACCTTCTGTTGTACGAGCAAATGCGCTAGTAGTAGCAGACTGAAGAATTGTCAATGTTGTTGGGCTTAGAACTGCATAGTTACCAGCACCACGACGTGTACGTTGAGCAATCAAGTTAGCAGCACGGTTGATTTGAACAGCCAAAGCAGCATGCTCATCACCAACGAAAGTAGCTGTACCAGAAACTGTGTTTTGATCATAAGTCAATACAGTTCCAGCCAAGCTATTCAAGCTACCAATAACTTCTTGGTCGATCTCAGCTGTGATCTCTTGTGCAAGAGCAGCCATGATTTCTGCTTCGATGTCAATACCTTGTTGGGCTTGTGCATCTTGTGCAGCTTCAAATGTCCAGCGAGCTGACAATTTACGTGTCTTGGCTTCAACTGTTTGCTTCAAGATTTGAATGCTTAACTTGTTACCAGCTACACCTTCAAGAGCGGCTGTAGAAGCTGCTCTAGCAGTTGCGCTAGATGAGTTAGCAGAATAACCTTGAGCGATTTGGAATGGGCTCAATGCTTCTGTACCAGCAGCAAATTCACTTGCGTCGCTGTAGCGAACACGTAGAGTGTGGATTTGACCAACTGGGCCAGTCATTGGTTGTACACCTACTAACTCGTTAGCAATAACGGTAGGCATTCTTGAAGACCTTCTAAAAGAGCTTCTTTGGTTTCCGACCAGCGTGACTCGAGTAATTGTGACATTATAGTTCTCCTTAAACTTTTAGTCCCGCAAGCCTGCGGATGTCAAAAATCTCAGCGGTTCTTTCCTCACCACTGATAGATTGTGCCTGTTTTTTGTCGCCTGTTATTTCTTTAGCCTCTGTTAATGCTTTCTTGACTGGAGCACCACCATTCATTACTGATGTGATGTACTTGTCAAAAGCTGCATGTAGCTTATCTGTTTGTACTGATTCTAGTAGTTCGCCCATTACTGAACGCTTGTCACCAGACAATGGACCTAGCAATTCGTTCATAACTTCCTTGCGTGTGCTTATGTCTTTAGCAATGCGTAGTTCAGCATTTTTGCTTTCTACTAATTTTTCTGTGTCTGCAACAATTTTTGCCGCTTCTTCTAATTCTATTTCTTTTTGCGCAACTACTTTTAATAGTTTTGCTGTTTCAGATTTTTCATTTAGATGACTTGCTGCAAATTCACTTGCGAAAGATTCAAAAATTCTGCGACCAAAGTCGTTTTTACGAGCAGCATTAATATCTTCTTTCAACTGAGTCATTTCAGAACGCAAGCCTTTTGAGACTGTTTCTTCGATGATTTTAGCTGAACGACTGACGAAATCTTTTCTAACTTGTTCAAACTTAGCTCTGCTTTCACGTACTAAACGTACTTTAGTTTCTGCTAGGTCTTTCTTATCAGCGTGGAATTCTGCGATTTCTTTCGCTAGAGTGTCCACAATAAAAGATTCTAATTTTGCCACGTTACCTGCAACTGCTTTACGATCTTCATGCAATTCAGCAAGCTCTTTACCCAAGTTATTCATAATGAAAGATTCCATTGCTTCGGTATCTTTCTTCATTTTCTTTGCGTATTTTGTTTTTGCTTCGATCAGGCCCTGGCGATCTTCTGCGAATTCAGCTAACTCTGCTTGTAAGCGGTCTGTTAGCATGCCTTCTACAGCTTCTACCATTGCGGACTTATCGTGCTCATACTTCTGAGCAAATTCTTCACGTAATGTTGCGGTGACTTGTTCACGGGTTTCTTGAATTCTGCCTTCCCAAGCTGATTCAATTTCCGATTTGATTTCTTCGGAAATCACATTGTTCTCAAACAATTGTTTTACGATATCTAGCATGTGATTCTCCTACTTGGTTATCTGAGACCCTTGATGATTTTCATCAAGCTCTCTGCTATGTATTGCTGTGCCTTTGGGTCGCCTTGGACTTCTTTTGCTATTTTAAATGCCTGATATCCACCTGTATTATTCATCAAGTGTTCATAAACTGGAGTTGGGTAAGCTCCCGGGGCGCTTGGTTGTGCTACTACGTCAACGGTAATAATTTCAAAACCTTGAACATTACCTTCCCCGTCTACTTCGCCTGAACCTCTACTCGATACACCCAACTTGACTCCCGCTTCCAACATAGACTGAATTAACTGTCCCATTGGAGTCGGAAGTAGTTTTAGTTTTCCGTAGCCGTTTGGACCATCCATCCACATTTTTGTAATCATGTGACTGACTCGATCCAAGTTGATGCGTAAATCTTCCGGATGATCAACTTCACCTAGCACAGAGTAACCACCAGCGATCTGCTCGTTGAGCGTTTTGACAGCCCTGCCAATTTCTTGAGAAGAATAAACACGTTGGTTTGCATTTCGGATGTCTCCTTGAATGCAAATACCGTTTAAATGCAGCGACTTCTTGCCGTCTGCACCTTCTTCGCTCTCCAAGACAATCTTAGCCTGATCGTAACTTAAATGTTCTGCTAGAGTAAATTTTTTCACCGTTTCGTCCTAATTATCTACGACCACGGAAAAGACTTTGCTTGTTGTCAGCAGTTTCGCCAGCGCCTTTCTTTTCTGCGCCGTGTCCTGGTTCTTTCTTAGAGAATGCATTACCATTCTTTGCGCCAGGAGTATTTACATTACCACCGTCTTGTAACTGTGGATTACCTTTCAACAAACCATTACCTTTTAGTTGACCGCCTGCGGAACCAGCTTCGCCTGCGTCACTACCGTTTTTGCCGCTTAGGATATTAGCAGTTGTACCGCCCATATCATTCTTGCCAGCTACGATAGACTTTGTATTGTCAGCTTTTTCGCCTTGACCTTTCTTTTCTGCGCCATGGCCTGCTGGAACTTTCTCAACATATTCACGTACAGTTGCTAGATCAAAATCGTCTTTCATTGCATTGTCGCCCATGTCGTTACCGCCCATGTCGTCACCGCCCTTTAATTCGTCGAACTTAGCTTGTAATTCGTCAACAATGGATTCTAAATCCATGAATAGCTCGTCTTCGGACTTTTCTTCGTCGTCCATTTCTTCTTCGTCGCCCAATTCAGCTTCTAGGTCGTCAGTTGGGTCACCGCCCATTTCGTCATCACCTTCATATGCGATATCTTCGAAATTTTCGTCCATTTTATCTTCGTCGGCTTCTTCGTCATCGGATGCTTCGTCTACTTTGTCTTCTTCAGCTTCTTCGTCATCAGCTGCTTCATCTACTTCCTTATCATCTTCATCTTCGATTTCAGATTCAATAAGATCTTCGTAGATTTCACGAGATTTTGCAACTACATACTCGTGGAATAATTCTTCTGCTTTAGCTTGATCGTTGTTGACCAAGTTCTCTAGCATCTGTGCTAGTAAGTTTTTATCTGCCATGTTATATTCTCCTTAAAGATGGGTAGGCTGTCATACATTTTATTTAACTCAATGATTACAATTTGGTGTTAAATGATACTTTTTTGAATGGTTTCATCTGCATATATAGTACCCGGAAACTTTTGTGCAAATTCGTCAAAGGATATATGTGTTATGTTTGAGTTTGCCAGTTTGTCAGGAATAAACCCGCCGGATTCTATAACTCGATAAAACTGAGTATATCTGTGATCTCTAACTGTTTTTTCTGTTTGGCTCAACCAATTTCCGTGATAAGTTGCAACGTCTTCGCTGCGTTTGTAATTAAAAGTATTAGCATATACATTATTGAATTTTCCGCCAATTCCTTGGTAGTCAAACCCAAATATGTACACTTCTTTATGTCCACGCTCGCAGGCAAAGTGCAATGCTGTTGGACCACTACTCCATCCTTTATGTGGATGAAAGTAATTAATTCCGCTCTTAGCGTTAATTCCTTTATTAGGATTGGACCAAACACTGTGGGTTTTATGATATCCTGCTGAAATGATTTCGTTAACCATCTTAACATCAACAGCTATTAAAAAGTCAGGATCAAATTCTCTGTAAACAGCATTACAAGCATATACAGTGCCGTGCAATAATAGCGAAGGAGCATCTACGTGTAGTCTACTTCTGCCATTACCTAATACGAAAGCGGGTTCATTCTGCGGGTTGGTCTGCTTCAACTGGGGTACCGTACATTTGTTGTATAAAAGCTCTTTCTGATTCTTCTTCAAAATCATGAGCTTCGCTTTGTATTCGCAGCTGGTTTATTTGTTTAAGAGTTAAACGTAGTTTACGTGTGTCTGATTTTTTGACCACAGAACTGTCTTTAGAGTTTTCATATCGTTGATCGACTGAAAAGTCATTGGTATTGTCGTTAAAATAAAAGAATTCACGTAGGAGCATAATGTATTTATTACTGACCGGCTGGAGGTGGTGCCACAGGCTGTGAGGTTTCTGCACCTTCTGCAGGAACTTCTGCAGCTAAATTGTCGGGTGCTTCTGCGTCTGCTGCACCTGCTTCTGCACTGATAGTTGACGGAGTGATGCCAATACCTCTCATTTCGCTAGCGGCATCTCCTACAATTTTTAGTTTATTACCGTTCTCTTCTCTCCACATCAATTCGTTTTCTTTAATCTCTTCTTCTGATAAACCTAAGAAGCGTTTTAGTGCAAAACGTTTAGAAAGATGTGGGATTTCTGCAACTGTACTGTATGTTGCTGCACGAGCAGTATCAAGCTCTGATTGACGATATGCAGCAAAGTTCTGCGGCTGATTAAAACGTAATTCAAATAAACTTGAATCAATGTTTACACCGTTTGATTCCATCCAAATTTTAAATTCTAAGTCTAGAGTTGGAGTAATTAAGTTCTGTAGGCGTTTGCAATATTCATTGAAACGTAGCTCTTGAATGTATGCTGTGCCTACTTTTCCGTCAGTTACTGTGTTACTAGCATCATCAACAGATGTTGGCAAGTAGCTGCTTGGAATGCGCAAAGCACGGAATAGCTTGTTGGTAAAGTATCGCAGATCTGTAATTTCACCTAGGTTGGTACCACCTGGAAGTGTTTCAACTTTGGATCCACGACCTTCTGCTGTCTGCGGAAAGAAGTAATCTTCGTTGACACTTAACGGATTGTAACTGGCATCGATCATATTATTGCCACCACCTGTTGAGCTAGGAATACGTCTTTGTTGGATTTCGTTTTTAACACGTTCTACAAATGCCATGGCCATGTGTGCCGGCATGTTACCCACGTCAACATAGAAAATTCTACGCTCAGGAGCTCGTTGTATACGATAGATAATAATTGCATCTTCAAGCAATTCTTTCTGCTTGTAGACTTTGAATACTGATTCCAGTAGACTATTACCAAACGGAAAGTTTTGATCTAACCCTTCACTCAAACTAATATGTACGATGTGTTTTGCATCTACAGTAATTTCATTTGTTTGATTTTGAAAACGTGTTCCTGGAGGGCGAGCAGCATCGCCTACCATGCCTTTGCCAAACCCACCTCCACTGGTATAAGAGCTAGTTCCGCTCGGACTTGTATTTGTTGTATTATGTGGTTGTGTAGCTACTAATGATACAAAATTAAAATTAATGTCTTTTAATACATATTGTTCAGGAGTTTTGCCTGTGGATTCATTAACAATTACTTTGGTAACTTTTACTGGATCAATGTATAATAATTTTTTAGTTTCAGGATCGCGGATGAAAAAACAGTCGCCGTACTTGAAAGTATTGCGCACAACACGGAATGTTCTAATATCAAATTGTTGTTGTTTAACCCACTTCTGAAGACTTTCTTTTAGAATTTTAACTTCAGTAGCTGTGGGTTTTCCTTTAAAGAACAACTGGAAAGGTGTATTATTTTCTTTGTCTTTTTGAGTGCAGAACTCTGCAAGAATATCTAAAGCAGCGTTAACTTCTGAATCCATGTCCATTGTATCATATTGAATATATCGTTCAACACGATTTGGTGATCCTGCATAAACATCAGGAAGATAAGAACTGTAGTTTGTATGTGCTGGTCCGGGACGACTTCCGCCACTAATTGGGCTAAATCCTCCAGCTTGATTGTTAACGCTTACAGGGGTAAAGTATTTTTTCCAACTCATATTTTTTTATCCAATTAAGCAGTAGCTATGTTAGTGAACATGTCTGTGTTGCCAGTCTTTCTTAATTGTTTTTCTCCAGTGTCTTTTGCACCAATTTGAATTTTAATTAATTGTTCCATCTTACTATTTAAGCTAGAAAGTAGTACAGCCGGTGATTCTTGAGAGCCGGCAGGACCAGTAGGTCCTCCCAGTGCTGTTTGTTGAGTACCTGCTAGCCCTTGTTTCAATGATTCCATTGGATTAGCTGCAAGGCCAGTTGATGAAGCAGCTTCTGCTTCTTTTGGTTTAGCTAATGCTGTTTGGACCGCAGAAGCAGTTGGAGTGTTTACCGCTGTGGCTTTTACAAGTTCTTTGGCTTCTTTTGGTTTAGCTAATGCTGTTTGAGTATCTGAAGCTTTTGGTGTATTTTCTGTTTTAGCTGTTGCAACTGCTGTGGTTGGCTTGTCTTCTTTTTTAGCTGTTACCGGATCATTGACTACTACACCACCGCCCTCATTTGCTTTGTATAATGCTTGTCTTTCTTGATTAATTCGTTTTGTAACACCGGCCTTAACTGCTTCCGAACTGCTTCTAAAGTTTGTTTTAACATTTTCTGCTTTATAGTCTTGAATAGCGTCAATGATTTCTTTATCATTCATCTTATTGGTGTCTTTACCTTTAAGAGCTTTGATTATAGTTTCAGTGTTTGCACCATATTGATTGGCAGTTGACATAATTGCTTCTTGTACGCCAAACCCTTTTTTAGACAAATCAATTCCGCTGTTTTGTAATTTTGCCATTTGCGGATCATAGTGAGTTGTTTTAGCGTGTGCTGATTGAGCTTCGCCAAATTTAGTATCTTCTTTCCCAAGTTTTTTCCACTGAGCGTCAAATGCTGCTGACCCAACCTGCATACCTTGAAATTGACTTGCATACCCAGATTTTTGTAAGAACTTGTCAACGTCACCTGTTTTGCTTGATAACTGGAACGATCCGTAGCTCTTGCCACCGTGATCGCCGTGCCCAGTTGATACTGAACCCGAATTTCCACCAGATTCAAATTGCGCTGCAACTTTGCCTAATCCCTTTACATCTGATTTTGGCTCAGCGTATTTGCCAGCAACTTTTCTACCAAGGAAGTCCCCACCCTTACTACCTAATACACCACCAATGATACCACCGATCACAGTACCGACGCCTGGGAATATTAATGTACCAATAGTTGCGCCTGCCAGTGTACCACCTGCTCCGCCTGCTGCGCTACCTACGCCGCCTCCGACTGCTTCTGATTTTTTTTGTTTAGCTTGGTCTTCAGATATCTTTCCATCTTTTAACTCGTCGCTAATCTCGCTTAATTCCATTCCCATTCCTGCAATTGCAGTTACCGCAGCAACACCGCCGCCGAGTCGGCCAAGTGTCTTTAGACCTTTAGATCCTTTAGATCCTTTTTTATCTTTACCATCTTTATCTTTACCATCAGGTCCGTCACCTAGGCCGCCTTTACCGTTGGTAGTTACATGCATTGGATTTAGCGCCGACGAGCCTCGTTGATTTACTTTGGCTCTTTCAATTGCAAGCGATGCTTTATATGCCAACTGGGCAACTTTAAGAGCAATCATAGTAGCAACAACTGCTTTAATATTTGTCGCTAGATACACAAATATAGGTACCAAGAACGTTTTAGTAAAATCTGCAAGTAGCGTAAATGCTCCCATCATTGCTGGTAAAATTCCTGCTAGCATTTTTGTAAATTCGTTGCTGGTTGCAGCAATCTGTTGCTTAAACTTCTCCATCGATGCGGGATCTAATCCTTTATCTAGCAATTCTTTTTCTTGTTTCTTTCGCTCTGCTGCTGCGGCAATCTGTCCTTTTATCTCTGTGCCCAAATCTGTTTGACGTGATGCAAGTGTATTTGATGCTACCATTATTCCGTTTAGTTCTGGAATAAATTTTGCAGCAACTCCTCCTAGACTAGATTTTGATAATGCTTTTCCTTCGGATTGTATAAGATTTGCATTTTGTATTACCGCATCTGTAGTAATAGTTCCGGTTCTTTCGGCAGTTTTACCTAACGATTGTAAACTTCTACCAGAATTTTTCATAAAGACTAAAAATTGTTGTCCTGCTTCTGTAGTAGCTGTGCCTGTGGCTAAAACTTCTTTGGCTCCTGCTTGCATTCCTGCTGGAATACTAGCCATCAATATTTCTAAATTCTTTTGACCATCAGCATCTAACTTATTTTTTAAATTTAAATATTGCGCATCGGCCATGCGAGCATTTTCTTGTTCTTGCAATGCTTCTTTACTTTGTCCAGTAAGCGTTGCTACTGCATTTAATTCTTTGAGATAGTTACCAGTAACAGATGCAATCTGTTCAGTGGTCATTTTTTGTAATGCACCACCTTTGGCAAGTCGACCACCAAATGAAGCTAATCCGTTGTTAATATCTTCGGTAGAGTATCCCATACGATACAACTCATCAGCCACCCCACTTTTACGAATTTGTTTACCCAACTCGCCTAATCGTTTTGCACCGTCAGCTGATCCTTGTCCTAATAACGCAACACTTTCGCCATTCTTTGCAATAATACCACTAAACGCATCAAAAGTTAAACCAGCACCTGTGGCAGAATCAATCATGTCAGTAATACTGCCGCCAAAGTTTGCGCCAACACTGGCCGATTTTTGAAACGCTGTCATACTTCGATCAGCTGCTTGGGCAACAGCTCCAAACACACTAGATAGCAGTCTACCTGCTATCGGAATATGATTAAACGTTGCCGCAGCAGCAGTTACACTATTGCCCATTGTAGAAAAACTGGTCATAATACTTGATAGGCCAGTAACAGCTTGCTCCAATCCATTTGCTAGTTTTTCTAAAATAACAATTGAATCTTCTAATTCTTCAATATATTTTTTCTGTGCGGCTGCTGCTTTCTTTTGAGCAGCGGTATTTTTTGTCTGCTCTTCGGTGTTGTCTTTGACTGCTGCTGTCTCGTTTTCTCTAGCTTTAGATGAGTCTTTGCTAGCTTTGGCTAGTCTGCGCAGTTCTGCTTCAAGATCAGTCTGTATCTTTTTGTCTTTTTTAGTGTTTTTTGACTGACTATTCATCATAGCCGTCATTGTGGCAAGCAGAGCTTTGAGCGTTGCTTCGGTTGCTGCGTTGTTTAGTTCTACTGGTTGATCACCAATAGCGCCATATACATCTGCCATAATTAATTTAGACCTCAAAAAATGCGCATATAAATAGACTTATACACATTTATTTATCGGAGTAAAAAAATGCCAGAACAAACAATTCCACAGCCAACGGCTAAGCCTGTTAATCCGCTTGCCGGGTATTTCAGACAGCCTAAGTTGTATTTGAAATTGCCTAGTAACGGCGAGTTTTATCCTGATGGTATCCTGGATCACAGCCAAATTGACGAGTATGCAGTTTATGCTATGACAGCTAAAGACGAGTTAATTTTTAAGTCACCTGATGCGTTAATGAACGGTCAAGCCACTGTTGAAGTTATCAAGAGTTGTATACCTTCAATTAAAGATCCTTGGCTAATGCCCAGTATTGATCTAGATGCTGTGTTAATTGCAATACGAATTGCCACATACGGTGAGGAGATGGAAGTATCATCAATATGTCCTAGCTGTGATCACTCTAACGATTATCAAATCAATCTAGTTCACTATCTAGACAGAGCTTCTCAATTCCAATATGTAAAAGAAATCCCTGTTGGTCCTTTGGTAATCAGTATTAGACCATACAACTACAAAGAAATCACAAAGACAGCAATTAGAAGTCTTGAACAACAAAAAATTATTTCTATTGTCAATGATGAATCGTTAACAGATGAAGAAAAAATTGAACGATTTGGATTGAGTTTTGTCAAACTAACTGAGCTTACCGTTGACATTGTTACTGGTTGTATCACCAGTATTCAAACACCAACTGATCTTGTAACTGATCAAGAACAAATTCAAGAATTTGTTAACAACAGTCCAACAGCGGTATTCAACGGTATTAATGAACACATTACTAAATTAAAAGATGAGATTGCTCTAAAAGCTCAAACAGTTAGTTGTCAAGAATGTGAAACTACATTTGATGTTGAGTTGACAATGGATCAAACAAATTTTTTCGGAGTAGGATCTTAAATCTCTCCCGTCCGGAGATCCTACAGTATGTTAAGGCATTAGAAAAAGAAGGACAGGAGCTCAAGAAAGATCTCTTGAAGATGTGCTGGTATATGCGCGGCATGAGCTATCAAGACGTCCTTAATTTAACAAACGATGAACGCATGATCATCGGAGAGATCATTAAAGAAAATTTAGAAACAACTAAAAAATCAGGACTACCGTTCTTTTAAAGTTGTTTAATTAGTTTTTGAATTTCTTGTTTAGCAGATCTGTCTACAGGTCTATCATTAACTGCGTTAGTTAATCCCGCTTTCAACGC